ACTTTTGATTGCTCAGGGATGTTGGCAGTCTTGTAGTTCTTTTAACCAAAATATGGCTAATTGGGACATAAACCAAGTAACCAATTTTACCAACTTTATGTTAGGCTCATCATTATCAACTGCTAATTATGATGCTTTGTTAATTGCTTGGGATGCTCAAGGGACTATGGCGTTCTCAGGAACGGTTAACTTTGGGGGTAGTAAATATACAAGTGGAGGGGCTGCAGATGCGGCACGAACAAGCCTCATCTCTAAGTGGGGAGGTATAACAGACGGAGGAGCAGCTTAAAACAAATAAGATGAACGAGATAAAGTACCCATCAGTTAGAACCTATTACATCTGTTTCGATAACGAGCGAACAGAAGTGAATTCTTATGGCTGGGTTGACCCAACCCAAGTCTTTAATACGATTTGGATATTCGATGAATTTACAGATGAGGCGCAATGGATAGCTGAGTTAGCAGAATGGGGGATTACTCCTGAGATTGATGAGGATGGCAAATTAGTTTTATAATGGAAATTTTAATTGAAGCGTTTACGCAATACGGAATCGCTGGGGTCTTTTTGGGCGTGCTTATTTTCTATCTAAACAAGCTGACAGACATCCACAGAGATGAACGCAAAGATTGGCAAGAAGCAAATGACAAGCACGTAGACAAGTTTAGTGATGTGATTGCGGATAACACGAAAGCACTTGTTGAGATGAGAGGAGAGCTGAAAGAGAATAAATGTAAGATGTGATTATGGCAAAGAAGAAAAGCAAAGCGGTAGGAGCTGCTATCAAGCTCATCAAGAAATGGGAGGGTTTTATGCCTGAGGCTTATCTATGTCCAGCTGGAGTTCCTACCATTGGATACGGCTCTACATTCTACGAGAATGGAGATGAGGTTAAGATGACTGATGAGAAAGTCGATAAGAAGAGAGCTGAGGAGATTCTCGTCAATCATGTTAATGATGTTGAGGCTCAGATTAAGAGGGTTATTAAGCATGAGCTTAACCCTAACCAGCTGGGAGCTTTAATATCCTTTACTTATAATCTCGGTATCGGGAATCTTAAGAGAAGCACTTTGCTCATCGTAATTAATAACGAGCCATCAAGTCAGAACATCGAGAGAGAGCTTAAACGCTGGGTCAAATCAGGAGGCAGAGTCCTCAAGGGATTGGTCGAAAGAAGAGCAGAAGAATCAGAATTATACTTTGCCTAATATCCTATCGTATTTCATTAAGGAGTATTGGATGGTTGTTGCTGCTTTGGTGGTTGGAATCATCATTGGAACTCGTGGATGCGGAGAGCCTGAGCCCGAAACTATCATTATTGAGAAGCTCGTTCCTACGGTAGAATACGTGGATAGGTGGAAAACTGACTCCGTTAGATATGTTTCTCATATCGTTACAGAAACTTTTGATACAATCCTATCAGAGAAAATAGTTATGCGCTTAGATACGCTTATATTGATTGATACGGTAAGAATCGTAGAGGCATGGCTATCTGAAAAGCTTAATTATGATACTATTGCCCAGTTTAAGAGCAGCTCAGTCAGGGTAAGCTGGAGCAATTATCAGAACCAATCCGAGAGGCTCAAGATATCTCTGAGCTCATCTCCTGAGAAGCTACGTATAGGACTATATGCTCGAGCTGGAGTTATAAGTGATTTCAAGAGCTCGATATCTCCCGTTATTGGAGGAGGAGTTCAGCTAATTCATAAGCGGTTTATCTTTGGGGTAGACTATGGATATTCAATCAATCATCAAATCAGCGGAATAATAGGTTGTCAGTTATGAGATATTATGAAAATCAAGGTATTCGGGAGGCTATTGATAGGCATCTAAAAAGAAACGCAATCCGTCAAGCTAATTTAGGACTCGACTCAACCCCTGAGGAGAGAGCTAAGGCTGCTAAAGCTTGGGAAAACGACCTCATCGAGATTGCCAAGCTGGATACTGAGTTTGCATATCAGGTTCATGCAGAGAATGACTGAGCAAAGACCGAGATTAAGCGGTAACCGATTAGCTGCTTTCAATAATCTAACTGCTCAGGAGAGGCGCATCTTAGTTATCGGAGACCTCCATGAGCCGTTCTCTCTTGAGGGTTACTATCAGCATTGCGTTGATACATATAAGAGATGGAATTGTAATCAGGTAGTATTCATTGGGGACATAATCGATAACCACTACTCGAGCTATCACGAAACTGACCCTGATGGTATCTCAGCTGGAGATGAATTGGAGCTGGCAATTAATAAGCTCCAGCAATGGATAGAGACTTTTCCCGTAGCTGATGTTATCATAGGTAATCATGATAGAATGGTGGCTCGTAAAGCGTTTACGGGAGGGATTCCTAAGGCATGGATAAAGAGCTACAACGAAGTCCTGAGAGCTCCCAGCTGGAGATTCACAGATAGGGTCGTTTACGATAACGTTCAGTACATTCATGGAGAGGGTGGAACGGCTCGTACTAAATGTCGAGCTGATATGCAGAGTACCATTCAAGGACATCTCCATACCCAATGCTATACGGAATATTACGTAGGTCAAAACTTCAAGGTATTCGGGACTCAGGTTGGTTGTGGAATCGATAATGATAAGTATGCATTCGCTTATGCCAAGAGGGGCAAGAAACCAGCGATAGGCTGCGCGGTTTCCATCGGAGGGCATACGGTTATCAATCAGATGATGGAGCTCTAAGGTTCTATTTTCTTCTCTAAGTTTTGTTATTATACCAAAACTATTATATATATTTGGGGATGAAGAAAGCCCAATGGTGGGTGCTCAAATAAGTTAATCAATTAAAAATCAACAAGTTATGGAAAAAGAAAGTATTAACATTACAGAATTAGAGAGAAAAGTATTGGATGTTTTGGCTGATGCTGACCATTACGAAGAGATGCCAACCGAATGTTTTGAGACATTAAGTGGTGTTACTCGCATCCCAGCAACAAGTCTTAAAGGAGTTTTGGGCTCTCTCATGAAAAAGGATATAATATGGGAGGGTGAGTATCCGAATGGATTAACCGCATATCACTTAGCAAACGAAGAAGCATAAACCAAAGGGGCAACCATAAGAACGCCCACTTTTTATTACTCAATAATCAACGACAAATGAAAATCACGGACAACGTTTACAAAACAACATACAAAGGAATAACTATTCATACTATCAACACGGATTGGGGATGGTACATTGAAACTTCAGACGGCTTACAAACAGACTACTTTAAATTCAAAAAAGAAGCCGACCAAAGAGTTCGCCAAATTAAAGAAGAAATCAAAAGAGGTAATTGGTAAAGAACCAAACGGGGCAACCATAAGAACGCCCCTATTTAATAATCAATAATCATGGAAAATAAGAATAGCATGGATTGGATGGTAATAGTTAATAAGGATGAGAGAGCTCGGTATTATAAGGTAGCTCCGAATAAGCATGAGATGATGGTGGGGCAGAATACTTGGCATCAGTCTGAAGAATGGTTTATTATCTCCTCAGGTATTGAGAGTAAATCAGCAGCTTGTCAAATTATGAAAGGGCATGTTAAGCATGTGAAAGCCATGCGTAAGCAAGGGTTAAGAGTTAATTATGGAAATCAATAATCAATAATCAATAATCATGGAAAAATTCGTAAGAGTACGCAACATGGTTAGCAGAGCCTCTAATAAGGAGGTTGCTAATCAATTTATCATCAACTACGATGGTGTAGAATGGTTTCAGAGCTATGGCTCAATCATCGGCAAATGGGAGGGTCAGGATATCTATCTTGACGAGTATTATTGGGACTACTCCCGAACCACCTCTAAGTGGCGCAACCAATGGCTGGGGCTTGACTCGGCAGAGGTTCGTAAGGAGATAGCAGAAGGTAGAATTAAACTCATAAACCTGAACCCATGATAATCAAACCAAATACTCAAGAGGTAGTGTATATCACTATCCATGATACGACATTCTACATAGACTATTCATTGGATGAGCCGATAGTAGAGATGTGGAAAGAAACGGAGACAGAGGTTGTTCTCTTGACTCCTCAGAATGATAATCCGAAAGAGAAGAAATAATGGGAGATGTAACTAAGAGAAGAGCCTCAGAGCTCGAAGTAATGGTATGCGAATACCTTAACCAGCTCAGAGCAGAGGGCTCAATGAATAGCCTATACATTGAGGAGAATCCCGAGATGTTCGGAGCAGTTCCTTATATCGCAACGATATTCGGAATTAACCGACCTGAGGCTAAAAGATTGGTGTTAATTTGGATGGATAATTTCAACGAAAAAGGAGAATACCAATGGATATACTAAGCAAGAATATAGAACCTCAGCAGCTGGAGCAATATATCTATAAGATGTCAGACTTTATGAGCGTGAGAAATCAGAGGTATTGTAAGATGCTGACTATTCTGATGATGTCAGAGATACGAGATGCGGTTATAGTTCTCTCTCCGAGAAAGATGGAGAGCCTACTCCGAGACTTGGGATTATCTGACCGATATGAATGGCTGCAGATTGGGTCAAATATAGCCCTACAAAGGGGTGCTTAATTGTTATCTTAGCGAAATGAAAGAACAAACAATATTAAAACGAACACTACGGCTACTTCCTCTCGGAGGAATCAAAGCAGTATCGGAGAGGTCAGGCTTTCCGAGAAGTACGGTAGTGGATTGCCTGAGTACCTATCGTCCGAGTAGACGAATTGATGCCAATCGCATCTACGCTATTACTGCCGAGTTCCTACGTGAACGAGGAATCAATTTCACACCACTTAAT